GCGTATGTTTCGGGGAATTGTGCGGAACTTGCATCGTCGAATATGTATAGTGGCGAAACGTTGTCGACATTGTCTTTAACCCAAATCAGGTGGCTGTTCTGGTTGGTTATGCCGTACATATAGGCGTTGAGGTATGCCTGCATACTGTTTTTCTGCCCGTTGTGCGACAACTCATAATAGATGCCGCTGTAGGGGCTGCTGGTGCGGCAGGCCCATTCGGCTGTTCCGCTGTAAATTTTCTCGGTGTTGTCGATGAGAGTCTGAAGCCCGTGAGCCACCGAATTGAACAAGGCGGCAATCAGACCGCTTTTCAGGAAGTGCGGCAGCAGCTTGCTGATGGTTGTTTTGATGCTTACTGTGCTCATGACTATTCAATTGTCAACGGCGAGCCGTCGGTTGTGAAATAAGTGAAATTGGTTAGCATTGCGTTGGTTTGTCCGATGTCGGGGTTGACGTCGGCGGCATCGAACAGAATGTCGAAATAGCCTGATGTAGGGGTTATTTTTCCCAGAATGCCGCTGTGGCGGTCGGCGCTGTAGCCGCTGCTGTAGGTGTACGCCTCGGCCTGCGTTATCTGCGCCAGTTCAACGCCATCGACAGCCATAATGGCCTGTGTGAGCCCAGCCATGGTCAGCTCGCCGTTGAACGGAAGCTGCCGCAGATAGGCGCTGATGGCATCGGTAATGGCCGAAGCCGTGGCGGCATCGTAAATCTTTGAATAGTCAATCCACAGCGTGATGTTGAATTGCAGAATGTCGCCCAGCTGGTTGACAAGCATAACGGCCACACCGGCATCTTTGAATTTGTTGATGTAGTTGAGCAGTGCATTGTACTGCTGTGTGGAGAGCACGGTGAACTTGTTGTCGGCGTCGGCTGTGGCCACTTTAATGACAACGCCGTAGTAGTTGTTCTCGCCGATGGTTATCTCACCCTCGCTCACGGCGCACGCCTTGACAATGTGTGCGTCGTCAATCTCGCTTTCGGTCAGGTTGCCGGTGTTCCACCGGTTTGTGTCGGGGTTGAACGACACACCCTCGCCCTGCAGGAAATCGGACACCATTCGCTGATACCATGCGCAGGTGTGGCCACGCTCTTTGTCAATCATTGTCTGCACCGCGGCAACGTTGGTGTAGCTAATCTGCTCGACAAGGTATATGGCCGAAGCAATGATGTAAAACAGTATGTTCTCGATTGAAACGGTAGAGAAATAGCTTTTAAACTCGGTTCCAAGGGCAAACCCGTAACGTTCCTGAACGGTTGGGTCGGCCATAAACGCTGATGTAATATCGGTTTTGATTTCTTCGATTGTGCGTGCCATGGCTGAAGTGTTTTAAGGTTAGTTTGCGTCTGAAAAACTTTCTGATTTCATAGAATTTTGTATTTAAGTGATATTTAAACAGATATTTTTATCGCACAGCAATATTTAGTTCATCCTTTATGTATTTTACTTTGTCGGGTGTTTTTTCGTTTACCGAAAAGAAATACTCAAATGGGTCATCCTTCACGGAGCCGATTTTAAATCGAGGGTATTTGTATTTCAAAAATTCCGAAAGAGTTTTAGTCATATAGTGTTTTATATAGCACCTGCGCGGGCGTTGGCAGTCGCTTTCTATCTCGCTTGTTCCAACACTTATCTCGCTAAAATTGCAGTCGCAATATTCAATGCCTTCTCCCCCAAACAAATGTGGCGACATAGGGAACACACCGCTTCTTTTTTTTAGAATGGTTTTGTAAACACGATTATACACTTCGACAGGCCTTAATATTCTTTCTGCAACTGGCTTTTGCTCGTTGCCGATAACAACACCATCATCGCCAAACACTTTCCAGTTTAATGCAACTGCGTTATATACAGATGGGATTTCTGACACAAACTCGTTAATGTTTTTATACCCATCAAGCACAATATACTCGTCAATGTCAATAAATGCACACCAATCATAATCTATCGGGTTTTGTAGAAAATCTTTATAAATAAATTCGTTGGGCACAACAATCTCCTGCACGTATCTTGCATCAATAATTGTTACATTCTCCATTAAAGAGCCATCAATAGATAGCGATAGAGGTTTGTCATCAACAAAACCATTATCATAGATGATTATATGGCTAAATCCAATGCCCAAATGGTATTTAATCCAATCGTTTATATAAACATCCTCATTACGAGCCAATGTGCAGATAATATTTTTCATGGTTAATAACCAATTATCAATACTGTAATATATCCGATAGCCGCGTTGCCAGCGGTGACTGTTAGCTTAGCATATTTTGATGCAGTAAATATTGTTGTTGTCCAGCTTGAATTTGTGTTGCCTCCGTATGATGTTGACATATTACCACCGCCAGTTCCGGTTGGCTGTCCTTGAGTTGCACTCAAAAAATACCTTTTTGACAAAGAGAATGTGAATCTTATATCATTGCCGTTTTTGCCTATTGTGCAACTATTATCAGGACCCATTAAATGAACGTACGAAAGTGTTGTTGAATTGATAATGGCAATCCCCATTGTTGGCAAACTTGCCTTTGGCGTGTAGGCGGCAAGGCTCTGGTGGCTTGTCAGGAACGTGGAGCCTTTTGTCAGTGACAGCTTGCGGGTGCTGGCATTGTACGATGCGGAAGTAACGGCGTTGCCCGAGCCCGTAACTTCCACACTGGTAGCGCCCGTGTCTGATGTCGGAAACGTGGTGCCCTTTGTCAGTGACAGCTTGCGGGTGCTGGCTGAATAGCTTGCACCTGTTACGGCGTTGCCCGAGCCCGTAACTTCCACACTGGTGGCGCCCGTGTCGGGGTTGGCGGGTATTTTGCCGCTGGTGACGGCCACACCCGTGACGTGTCCCTTGGCGTCGCGCTTCAGAGTCACGCCTTTCACAACGTCGATGTTCCAGGCGGCCGTTGCTCCGCTGGCGCTGGCACTCAACTGCTCACTGCTGTCCTCGGCGGGCGCATAGTGGTTGCCCACGGCCGTCACTTTGGTGTCGGTCAGCTCAGCGTTGGTGTCCACAGTCTTTTTCAGCTCATAGGTGCCGGCGGTTGGCACACCATTATTAATGTAGACAGGTTTGGTGGGGCTGCCCACGGTGTTTCGCGCCAGACTGGCAATGGCTGTCACAAGGTGACTGTTGATGTCGGCGGTCGAAAACGAGTCGGCAATGTCGGCGGGCGATGCCGGCTGCGCAACAGTGAACCGACCGCTGCGCATGGTGCGGTAGGGGTTTGTAGCGTTGTCGGCATACGTCTTGTTCTCTGAAGCTGTGTCGATGGTGAAATAGATGGTCTGCGCCGCCTGCGAGTAGGTGGCGGCCTCCACAAACAGCATTTCGCCCTTCCACATTACATAGCCTGCGGTGTTGGCCGCAAACTGGCCGTCGCTGATGGTGAAGAAATCCGAAGGCACATAAACCTTGGTGTCGCCGGTGGCGTTGAAAAACAGTTTTGCAAAGGCTGCCAGGTGCTCCACCTGCTGCTCAATGCTCTGAAGGTGCTCAACTGTAAGCGGGAAACCGCCGCTTGTGAAAGAATGCTGAATCATGGATGTAGAAGTTTAAAGGTTTAGAAGGTGAGATGTTTAGAAGTTTAGAAGTTTGGAAGTTTGGAAGTTTACATTGTCAATTAATGTAATGCGCTGTGAGAGTTATGGCGCCATTCTGGTTGATGTCAAGAAAATCGACAAACTGGCCGTCGGCTTCCAATTGCTCCATTATGCGGCGCTGCCATTCGTCTGTCTCGTGGTCGTTGAGCATATCCTCAATGCCCACGCCCGTGTTCTTGTTCTCAAATTCGCCGGGGTTGCCGACAAGCAGAAACGCCTGGTTCTGCCGTGTGGCGTCGGCAATCACCATGCCGCCGTCGCTCACGTCGATGTCGTAGCCGTTGCCGGCGGTGTTGGTTTTGCATTGTATTCCAAAGTGTCGTGCCATGTTGTTTATTGATTGAATGATTGATAGAAGTTCTCTAATTCTCTGCCACTCTACACTGCCATAGCGGCCATTCCGAGCACACGGTTCATTATTTCGACAAACCGCCGTTCGGTGTCGCTGGCGTTGTCGGCGGCGCCGCCTTCGTTATAGACAATGTTCTCGAAGAACTTGCCCAGGCTGATGTTGACCGTTGTCTGCTTTGAGCCGCCTGTGGCCACAGCCTCGGTTCCCTGTGCGGTGGCGTTGGATATGCCTGTTGCGGCCGAGCCTTTGGTGGCCGCCCTCAATGGAGCGTTCACGGCCTCGGCAAGGCTTTGGTTGGTTCCGCCCGATGCGCCGCCGTCCGAGTGGTCGGCCAGCCAGCTTGCGTGCCCCTTCTGCGCGCCCGTTCCGAATGCCTCGACAGCCGCGCCCGTCAGCCTGTTCCACAGTTTGATGATGGGGTTGAAAATCTTTGCCATAAAGCCCACAATCTTATCGAGCGCCGGCTTGACATAGTTGTCGTACAGGTTGCTGAAGAAATCGGTTATGGGCTTGAAAATCTTGGTGCGCACCCAGTCGAAAGCCCCGCCCGTTGCCGTGCGAATGCGGTCCACAACCGACAGCACCGAGTCGCCCACACCGTTGAACCATTCAACCACGGGCGTGATGATAGTGTCGCGCACCCATTGCGCGGCGGCGCCAACGGCCTCCTTAATGGTTGTGAACACGCCCACAACCGTATCGACAAGGCTTGTTATGCGCAGCCAGATGTAGGCGAAAAAAGCCTTGATGAGAGTCCAGGCGAAAACTGCACCGGCCTTCACAACCTCCCACACGCCCATGACCAGCACGCGGAAACCCTCGCATTTGTCCCAAAGCAACTTTATGGCTGCAATAACGGCGGTGATGCCAGCGGCAATCCAGCCGACAATAGGTATGGCCATTATGGCCGCGCTTATTGAGCGGCACGCGCTGACGGCAACGTTTTTCATAGCGGCGAAAGCCGCACCTGAAGCGATAGCCGAAACACCCAAACCAACCACTTTTGCTGTAGCTGATAAAATACCTTTGCCTTTGTCGAATGTTTTTACAGCCATACTTAAGGCGTTAGTCCATAAGGTTGCCAATTGCTCTTTAATAATGAGCGCATTTAACGCCACCTCTTGGGCAATGGCACTGATTTTTGCCGCATTCATGGCCACAGCCACGGCGGTAATTGCCCCTGCAAGCGTCCAGAACACTACGGGGCAGTTTTGTGCAAACTCAATAACTGCCGATAGTGCGGTTGTTATAGCCTTTATTGCGGTGGTTGCCACGTTGAAAGCGGTTGCAACAACAGCCATTGCCACACTTGCCACGGCTGAAAAGACATTCATGTTGTCCTTAAAGAACCCGACTACATTGGAAACAACGTTCAGAATCTGCTCGCGCTTGCTCTCAACATACGCCATTATGCGCTCGGCGATGCTCACAAACATGTCGGCCACGGGCGCGAATCCGGTTTTGATTTGCACAAACAGCCGCCCGATGCGTTCCTGAAGGTCGCCCACGCGGTTGGCCATCTGCTTCATCTTGCCCTCGGGGGTGGCGGCCAAAGCGGCGTTCATACCGCCCACACTTTCGGTGATAACCTCGGCAAGCGTGGCCACCTTCTCGGCCTCAGTTCCGTATTTCAGTATTTTTTCCTGCGCTTCGTCGAATTTGTAGCCGTAGCGGCTCAACGCACCCACCTGGCCTTCCATCACCTTGCCCATCATTGTGGCAATGTTGACGGCCGACTCTTGCGTGGCATTGTAGCCATATTGTTGCGCCACCATATCGTTCATTACGGGAATGAGTTTTTGTAGGCTCTCGGTCTTTTCAAGATAGGTGCCCAACTCTTGAGCGCCAGCCAGCTGCACCTCATCGCCCACAATGCCCAGCGCCTGCTGCGCCGATGTGAGGGCTTTGATGCTCTCAATCTGCTCGTCGCTGGCGGCCATTGTGTTGCGCATCACGCGGGCCAGTTTGGTCTCGGCCTCTTGTTGCGCCTGGTTGGCTTGCACGCAATTGTTGAAAGCATTCGTTACGGAACCCACAACGGATTTAGTCAGCTGAAAAATGCTGTTGAGTTTGACTGCGGCCACACCAATTTTATCGAATAGCGGTGTGGTTTTCGATGCAGTGATGTTCAGTTTGCCCATAGCCGCATCAAGCGCGGCGGAACCTTTATATGCATTGCCTCCAATATTTATGGTAAAATCAACCCTATTTTCAGCCATAATGTTGCGTTTTTGAAGTTTCTTTTATATTTTTACTGAAAATTGAATGCGATGATGTTTTTGGGCAAAATATTCTGTGTTTTTTGTATAGTGGCAGTGCTGGCCGCCACATTCCCAAAATTGTTAGGTACGGTTTTAGGCATTGCTTTTTTATGGTACACATTTAAACTCATCCGCATGTTTTGGCGCTTTATTAAAAACGGTGATGATAGCGTTTGGCGGTGTTTTGGTCTTTAGATTCTTGGCCCTTCGCATCTTATTTTCCAATCCCTTCCATTTCCTATACAGGCATTGAAAACTCATAGCTGGAATCTTTCCAGTCGCGGCAGTGCAAAGTCCGCGGCTCATTTCGTCCTTCAGCGTAGCCCTTGATTTACCTGTACGCTCGCTGATGGTTTGCAGCGGGTTGAATCCAGCATTGATGAGCTGCATAAGGTCCTGACCGCCCAACTTGCCTGCCGATGTGGCTTGCGAGAACGCAAGTGCCAGCGATTTCATTTTTTGCGAGTCACCCATGGCAATGTCGCCAATCTGCCGTAGTGTGTTGTAAGCCTTCTCGCCGCTGATGCCAAACGACATCATTGTTTTTTGAGCGTCAATCAAGCTCTTTTTGTCGTAAACGGTTGTGCGCCCAAATTCCGACAGACGGCCGTACATGTCTTGCGCCGCATCGGCGTTGCCTTTGTAGAGCGAAATCATGTTTTGCAGTTGCAACTCACTTTCCGAACCAACGTCGAGCATTTTCTTCATTGGCGTCACTACAGCATTGAACGCACGGGTGGCAAGGCTTGCCATTGCCTCAAAACCGACACTGCGGGTAATCAACCCACCCATTGCACTTTCGGTTTTTTTAACCGATGCCGTCAGTTTTTCCATTGCGGCATCGAGTTTCACAGTGCCTTTGTAAGCCGTTCCGTTTAAATTTATGCTGAAGGTTAGCGAATTATCCATTTCTTTTTTTATCTTTGATGAAAAATTAGGGTGCTATGAATCCAGTAGGTGTCATTTTAGGTGTAGTTGTTACGTGGTATCTGTTCAAATTCTTCCGTAGTTTGTGGCGTTGGCTCAGACACGGTCCTGATGATATTGAAAGATATTGGCGTAGTTGGTAATGTTTTTTTTTCGGTTCATCTAAGACCATCAGTATCAACATTGAACTTACCAAGATTTAAGATTCTTATTGTCTTTTGTGACTTCTTACCCCACCACCATCGAAAACTCATAGCTGGAATCTTTCCAGTCGCGGCAGTGCAAAGTCAGTTTTCCGTTGTCCAGAACCCAATAGACAGGTGAGAGCATTTGGCTTCGTGCCCTTTGCAGCAGTTGTTGCGCCGCAGGCAGGCAGAATGCGCAGTCAATCTGTCCGTTGTGAATGGCGACGGTGCGGCTCAGGCATCGCAGTGGCAAATCGCATAGTGTCATCGTATTCGTTTTAGTTTGTCCTGTTGACTCTTCATTTCCTTTTCGCGAATCCAGACCAGCTCGTTGAAGCAAGCCGCCCACTCGCAGTCGGTAAGGCTGTCGGGGTCGGTCACGTGCATGTAGTAGCGCAGTTGAGCGTTGACGGTTCGCAGCCAGTCGGTGCGCTCGTTAACCCGAGTGGCCTCTATAACTTTGTCAGCTCAACCTGCTTTACCTGAATGAGAGCGGCCAACTGCTCGCTCATGCCCAGGAAGTAGGCATCGTCGGTGCGCAGTTCGTCGTCGCCGTCAATCCAGCACTCGTTCAGAATCACCTCGTTGAACTTGAGCGGGTTCTCCTTTCCGGCCATGCTCGCATAGCCCAGCGCCTTGCGCGATGGCTTGTGCAGGTAGCAGTGTTTGTCGTCGGCCGACAGTTCGTATATGTCGCCGTATTTTGCCTTCCATTCGGCAATCTGTTCTTTTGTTGCTTTCATTTTATTGACTGATTAATTGAATGATTGAAAAAAATAGGCAGCCGGTCCTGGCCGAGCCATTACCCGGCTGCCAAACTAAAAACAAGGGGCTTTCTAAATCTGGTAATCGATAGAGAGAGCGATGAACGGCAGCTCGATTTCCATTGAGCCGTCGGCCTGGTTCATCTCTTTTGGGTCTTCGGTGAATTGCAGACTGTTGATGCGGTCCGTAACCATCACATCGCCCTTGAGCGGGTCGCCGTAGCACACAACCGCGTCGAGAGCCAGGTTCATAAGGCTTGCGCGGCCCGACTGGCTTTTGGCCAGCACGCGCAGAGTCTCAACCTCGCTTTGCAGCAGGGTGACCGAGCCCTCGTAGCTGAAATTTCCCTTTTGTATGGCAAGCGGTTTGTTGCCTTTGCCATAGATAACCTCTTTGTCCTGTTTTTCGGTGTAGCTGATGCCGCGCAGCCCGACCACGTCGCGGCCGCCCAGAATCAGTGTCACATCGGCAAACTCATATTGCCTTCCGTTAATTACTGTTGCCATAATCTGTTCAGTTTTTATTGTTCAACCAAGAATCCCAACTCAATGGTGATGTAGCTTGCGTAGCCGTAAGGCTTAACTTTCACAACCATTGCCACAGTGTTGTTGGCCAGCACGTTCTGGTTGGGGTTGATGTAGCATGAGCAGCCCTTGTCGCCGTCGTCGGTTGGGTCGGTCGACAGGTTGCTGTTCACGGTCATGGTGTTGTAGATGGCGTTCACCACCTCGCTCTCCCAGCTCTTGCACCACGATGGCAGCAGAGTGCCGGTGTTCGACACCGGAACCTCTTCATTCACGTGTTCGAGCATTGTGCGGTAGGCAATGCGGTAGGCCTTGTCGATGACACGGCGGCGCGCAATGGCGTGGAAATCGTCGAATGCGGCGGTAGCCAGCGCGTCGTCGCTCAGGAACCAGCCCGTCTTGCCGTTGAAGGTGCGCGGCACAATGTAGCCGTTGTCGAAGCCCGCAGCCTGCTGTGCGGCGGTAATGCCCGCAACGCTTGCCGACGGCAGCATAAGGTCGCTGGTGGTGAGCGCGCCGTCTTTCACGCGGCTGCACTTCACCTGCACGTCGTTGGCGGCCAGGCGTCCGGCCACAAGGCCGATTATTGAGCGTCCGGCGGTGTAGATGTTGTTGCTGACGCTGCCGACAAAGTTGCCGGCAACCACACCGGCGCGGTTGGCGCCAATGCCCGAAATGTTTGCCCCAAGGCTGGCGTCGGCCGAAGCCGATGCAATGTTGCCAAGGCAGAACACCGGCGCGTTGTATTCTGACAGCAGCGACTCGGCAATGCTCTGCATGGCCGCCACAAGAGTTGTCCCGGCATTGTAGGTGTCGGTGTTGTCGGTGTTGACAAACATGATGCCGCTGATGGCCGGGTACTGCTCAAACACGGCCGCAATGGCGGCGTAGTGGTCGGCATAGCTGATGCCGCTGTCCTCGTCGGTTTTTATCTTGATGTAGGCCACACGGGTGCCCGAGCCGGCCTTCTCGTAGAAGTCGGTCAGAATGGCGGCCACAGTGGCGTCCTCGTTGCTGTCGATGTCGGATGGGCTGGTCAGCACTTTCACTGTGCCCGCAGTCAGACTCTCGGCGTAGAAAGCGAACAGGAAGAAATTGTCGTCGGTGGCGCTCACGCCGCCCAACGCCCCGTTCGCAAAGTTGATAGTCACATTAGGTAAACTCATTTTAACGTCGTTTAAAGTTCGTTTTTATTCTGTTTTTGCACCCTTTTTAGAGCCTTTACTCGGCGCTTTCGGTTGGGGTACGGCAAGTTGCGGCTGCTTTTTGCCGGCAGCTTTAACCACCAGAATTTCGGCGTTGCCGATTTTGGCGGCATACTTGTCGGCCGAAGGCTTGAAGTCGAAGGCGGTGCCGTCGGCGCACACCCACAGCACTTTGGTGCCGGGGTGCTGCGCCAGCAGCTTCATGCCTATTTTCTCTCTAATTGTCCTGTCCATAGCCGTCACGCCGAATTGTTACTCCGATGCCTTTGGCTGGCTGACGGTGACAGTCTTGGTCACGTTGGTGCCAACCACTGTTACCACCACGGTTGCCGTGCGCGGGTTGTCGCCCTCGGCATCGGCGGCGTAGGCTGTCGGGGTGAAGGTCACCTTTTTGCCGTTGGTTGTCACGGTGAGCCAGTCGGCCTCAGTGGCAGCCGACACGTTGGCGCCGTTCGAAGTGGCGTAGGTGCGGACTTTGGCTGTGGCGGTGGCTGCCAGTTCCACAGTGTCGTCGCCGCTGATGGTCACAGGCGCCGAAGCCGGTGCTGTCACAATTGCGCCAATGGCCTCGTTCTTGAGCGGCAGGCAGATGAAGTAGTGGCGCACGTTGTAACGCCATTCCTGGTTCTGCGTGTCGGGCTCGTCGATGTAGGCCTTGGTCTCGCCTGTGGCCTTCATCATACGCGGTGCGTAGAAGGCGACAGAAGCGGTCACGTCGGTGTCGGCGGCGGCGGCGCCAAAGGCTTTCTTCTGATTGTTGGCCGAGTTGTAGACGGGCGCGTCGACAAACTCGTAAATCTCGAAGCCGTACATACGCACAATCTTGCCCTCGGCGGTGTTCTGATAGCGCTGAGCGAACGTCGCATCCTGAACAAGCAGGTCGTTGACGTGCTCGGGCGACAGAACCAGAACGCGTCCCTCAGCCGGAACCTTCATAGCGTCGAAGCGCTCCTTCAGGTTCACAATATCCTGTACGGTCAGGCGCTTGCGTCCGTTGTAGTCGGCACCGGTGGTTACAAGCACAGGCGTTTTGCTGCCGTTGGCCGATGGCGCAAGAGCGTGCAGCGCGCGTGCGTATTTCTCCTGGTCAACAGCCTCGCGGTGACGCTCGATAACGGTCGATTTCTTGTCGTACGACAGGCCGCGAATCTCATCGTCGGTTACTTTGGTTGCCTTTGTCTGGTATTTGTCGAGGCCGATGGCCTTGTTGGCGTCAGCCACTGACTCAACTCCGATGGGGTAAGAAGTGTTATTTACCAGCACCTCGGGGTCGCCGCCCAAATCGACAAAATTGATAGTGTTGTTAGCGGCCACAGCCGAGTCGAACGCGCGAATCTTGGCCAGCCAGCCAAGGCTCTCGGCGCTGTTGCGGAAGGCCTTGATGGTCTCGCCAGTCCACAACTCGGTGTAGAGTCCGGCGCACAGGCCCTGAATGCCAAACAAGGGCGAAAAGGCCGCAACGGCATTCAACGCCACAGCTCCCATCATCGGGTCGAAACCCGCCATTGCGGCCACTGTGCCGCCAATCAGTGTGTTCACCGCAAGGGCGAACGCGAGCATTAAAAACTTTTTCATTGTTTTTTGTGTTTTTGGGGTTAGAAAATCAATCTTTCATCATTGGCTCAAAGCCATATTCAGCCTGATAGAGCTGTTTGTACTTGTCGGGCTGCTGGCTGCGCAGAGCCTCAAGTTTGTCGGCCGGCACGTCGCTCAGTTTCTTGTACTCGCCCGAGCCCGGATTGGCTGGGTTGATTACTGTTGACGGGCGCTGAGCCGGTTTCATCAGGTCGATGGTCTCTTGCAGAGCCTTCAGGCCGACCTTTTTCCCGAGTTCGAGAAAATGGTTGCGCTTGTCGGCTGCAAAGCGGCCTTCGCTTACGGCGCTGTCGACAAGAGCCGCGAGTGCCTCGTTTTGTTGTTCTTCGGCTGCCTTGCGAAGTTTGGCCACCTCGCCGGCATCCTTGCAGAGTTGTCCGGCACGCGCCAGCACCTCCTGTTCTGTGGCGGACTCGGCTAAGCCGAGAGCCAGAGCAATTTGTTTAAGTTCCATTTCGTTGGTGTTTAAGTGAATGTTTTGATTATTGATAGGTGTAAGACATACACCGTTGTCTCCTTGTGACAGGTTGATGCGGCGGTCCTGGTCGTCGTAGAGGACAATGGCGTCGTCGTTGGCGCCGATGTCGACAATCGACACCTCGAGCAGCTTGCATTTGGTTACGGTGGCATAGCGCTGCCCCTGCACCAGAACCGACGGGTCGTCGCTCTCCTCGATGACACGCAAGCCGGCGCTCACCATTTTCAGAATACCCGACTCCCATTTGGCCTTAATCTTACGGGCAAACTCATCGTTCTCATCGAACACGGGCGTGCCTATAAGGTTGTCGCCATCGACGCGCAGGTTCTCCATCCGTCCGAGCGGCAGCACATCGTCGGTGCGGCCCCATGTGGCGCGCGAGTGCATCCACAGCAGAATGGGGTTGCGCTGGTACTGTGTCAGGTCGATGCCCGAGGTCAGAACTCTGAAGCCGTAACTGTTCAGACTGCTGTTGCTGATAACTGTTTCTTTTGGCATTTCAATAGTGTTTAAATGTTAGTTAAAAGCCGCCTTTTGCGGCTTGCACAAGCGAAATAACAAGGCCGCGAGGCGTTATCAAAAAAAGTCTCTAATGTTTTGGCGCAAGTGTCGAGCCGCTTTGTCGAAATTGGCGAAAACGCCCCCGCCGCCCCATTTTCGCGGCGTGCCGCAAAAGTTTGCGGCAGTAAAAACTTCGCTTTTATGACAACAGACACAGAGAAAAAGAAGTCGCTCGCACGCACACTCTTTCTTGGCGGAATGAGCCAGAAGGAAATTGCCGAAAAGTGCGGCATCAGCCGCAACACCATAAACAAATGGGCGACACAGGGCGGCTGGACCGAAGCCCGCGCCGCACAGAACATCACAAGGCCCGAACTGGTGAACAAACTGCTTCTGGCCTGCTCAAAAATGCTCGACCAGCTGGCCGAGGCCGACGACCCCGAACTCTACGCGGGCGTGGCCGACAAAATCAGCAAGTTGAGCAGCACCATTGAGCGCCTGGACAAAAAGGCGTCGATTGTCGATGCCATTGAGGTGTTTATCGCCTTTGGCAAATGGCTTGAGTACCGCAGCAAAACCGACGCTGAAATAACCGTCGATTTCCTGAAAAAGCTGAACCACTACCAGGATATGTACATATCCGAGAACATCGGCAAATAGCCTTCAGTCATTCAGTTATTCAGTCATTCAATCCTTCTGTCCTTCAATCCTTCAATCCTTCAATCCTTCAGTCAATGGCTACCAGCGAACTACAAAAGAAACTTGCCGAGTGGCGGCAGCGATGCGCCGAGGTGTCGAACCTCACCGACGTGCCGCAGACAGTGGCCGACGAGTCTCCAGCCGACCGTCAGAAGCGCATACGCTTTCTGCTGGCTCACTACGACAAGTTCTGCGAGTATTACTTCCCGCACTTTCTCACCCTGCGCGACAAAGTGACGGGCGAGGTGCTGCGCACCGTTCACAACGCGCCGTTCCACAACGCGGCGGCAAAGAAGGTGAAAGAGACACCCAACCTCAAAGCCGTGTTCAAATGGCCGCGCGGTCACGCCAAATCAACGCATTTCGACATTTTTATTCCGCTGTGGCTCAAATTCCAGCGCAACCGGCTCATCAACGTAATGGTGGTTGTGGGCAAAAGCGAGGAATCGGCACAGACGCTGCTTGGCGACATTCAGGCCGAGTTGGAATACAACCAGCGCCTGATTGCCGACTTCGGGCCTCAGAAAGGCACCGGCGCATGGACCGACGGCGAGTTCATCACCGCCGACGATGTGGCGTTCTTCGCCCGTGGCCGTGGCCAGAGCCCCCGTGGCTTGCGTTACAAGTCGGCACGCCCTGACTACATTGTAATCGACGACCTCGATGACGATGAGCTGTGCCGCAACGAGAAGCGCGTCGGCGACCTTACGCAGTGGGTGAAAGAGGCACTGTTCGGCTCGCTCGACGTGGGACGCGGCCGCTTTATAATGGTTGGCAACCTAATCAGCAAGACAAGCGTTTTGCAGAACATCTGCGACACACCGGGCGTCTACGTCAGCGAGGTGAAAGCCGTTGACCGTGACGGCCTTCCGGTGTGGCGCGACAAATGGACACCCGACGAGGTGCAAGAGGCTCGGACGTTTATGGGCTACCGTGCGTGGGAAAAGGAAATGATGCACAACCCGATTAGCGAGGGCGCCATATTCCGCCACGACTGGATTCGCTACACCAAGGTGCTGCCGCTTGAGCGCTACGCCGACCTTGTCTGCTACACCGACCCCAGCTTCCGCTCGACCACCGCCAACGACTACAAGGCCTGCCGCCTGTGGGGAAAGACCAAAGACGGCTACCTGCACCTGATTGACTGCTTTGTGCGCCAGGCAACCGTTGGCGAAATGGTGCGCTGGCTCTACGACCTCTACGAGCGCACCCGCGACCGTGCGGCCATACGCTTCTATATGGAAGCCAACTTTATGCAGGACATAATCCTCGACGAGTTCCAGACTGAGGGCAACACGCGCGGCTACCAGCTGCCCATTCTGCCCGACCGCCGCAAAAAGCCCGAGAAGTTGCAGCGCATTGAGGCTGTGAGCCCGCTGTGGGAACGCGGCTTTGTGTTCTACAACGAGGCAAAGCAGACCGACCCCGATATGGTCACTGGCATTGAGCAGACGCTCGGCCTTGAGCGCGGCAGCCGTATGCACGACGACGCACCCGACGCCGACGAGGGCGCAATCTATAAACTGCAACAGGCGTCGCGGCTCGATGCCTTTGAGCCTGTTGTCAGAGAGTATCACCATAACAGCAAATACCAATGGTAAAGTTTTTTAAGAATCTGATGTTGTACCGCCGTTTCGGCAAGGCTCTGAAACGCTGCGACAAGTTGAACGCCCAACCGCACACCGGCGGCGACTTCATTGTGATAAACTTATGCGGACAGCCCGCCATTGTCAACTACCCGTTGTTCAAGTTGTGGCACAAACGCGGTATTGTGCGTTACAGTCTGACGTGGGCCGAAGTGTATATTAAACGTGTAACCAAAGAAAAACTCAAACAATGGCTTTCCTGAACAAAACCGACTTCAAGGCCGTGTGCGACCCGGTGACATTGGATGTCATCAACCAGGCCGACGACGAGAACCTGAACCGCGCCATTGGCTACGCACAGGAAGAGGTGGCATCGTATCTGCGCAGCCGCTTCAACGTGGCCGCCGCCTTCGCCAAAGAGGGCAGCGAGCGCAACGCCCAGCTTGTGATGATAATGTGCGATGTGGCGCTCTACCACCTTGTGGCGTGGCTGCCCAGACGCATCGGGTTCGAGATTCGCGAGACACGCTATAACAACGCCATCGACTGGCTGAAGAACGTGCAGTCGGGCAAGGCAACCCCCGACCTGCCGCCACTCACCAACGAGGCTGGCGAGGATATTGGCAACCCCGTGCGCTATGGCGGTTGGGAGAAAAGCGAGTATATGTACTAAGGTTGAGAGGGTGAGAAGTTTAGAGGTTAGATTCTAAACAGCGAAGCGACTCACCTTCTAAACTTCTAAATCCTAAATAAGAAATGCGAAGCATTAACGAAATCATTATCCACTGCACCGCCACACCCGAAGGCCGTGAGGTATCGATTGCCGAAATCGACAGCTGGCACCGTCAGCGCGGTTTCAAAGGCATCGGCTACCATTATGTGATTCACCTCGATGGCCGACTGTCGAACGGTAGGCCGGTAGAAATGATTGGGGCGCACTGTCTCAACCACAACAGCCGCTCGATAGGCGTCTGCTACGTTGGCGGCACCGACCGCCAAGGCCGCGCCAAAGACACACGCACCGAGGCTCAACGCCGAGCGTTGCTGAAGCTGTGCCAGGAACTGAAACAAAAATACCCGAAGGCCACAATCCACGGACACAACGAGTTCGCAGCCAAAGCCTGCCCATCGTTCGATGTTCAGGCGTGGAGAAAGGAGGTTGGGCTATGAACGAGATTGTGAGAATGATAATCGAGTCGCTGCTTGGCGGCACTCTGATTGTGACGCTCGTAACGCTGCGCTCCACACGCCGCAAGGCCCGCGAGGATGTACGCGCCGCCGCCATCGAGAACGACAAGGCTCTGATGAACAGTTTTAATGAATTTATTGTTGAACCCCTTAAACGCGAAGTCAATGCTTTACGGAAAGATGTACGCAGGTTTACCCGCGCCATTGAAAAAATCAACGATTGCCCTCACGCTGGCAACTGTCCTGTGCGCAACGAGTTGCAAGACACAAAAGACAGCCAGTGTTCAGACCAACAGTCTGACGCAGTATGACAGCACGCAGACCGTCACCACCGACAGCGCGGGCGAAAGTCTCGCCACCGGGCTAACCGTCAGCAACGAGGACATTGAACAGACAACCGAGACCGTCGAATGGTCGGAACCCGACACAGCCGGACGGCAGCACCCCGTGCGCACTACACGCACTGTGACCAATGCAAGGCGCAATAGTCAGAGCTGCACAACAAACACCAACAGCACTGTGCGAACCAGCACTGCGCACAGTTCGACAACCGGGCAGACAATAGAGCAAACTGCCGAACAAACCGAAAGCAAAACCCGAACCATGCGCAACCTGTGGCTCGTCTGGCTCATTGTGGGCGTGGCGGTGGCAATGGCAGTAAAACGCACCCTTAAAAACTAAATAAATAGCATTATGACACCATTTAAACGTTTTATAGAGCGGTTCAGCCCCAACAGCGGACTGACACCCGAAATGCGCCGCCACGTGCGCCCCGAGGCTGGCGTGTTTGTGAAAGACCAGAACGACACGCCCGACCGTGGCATCAGTTACCGCGAGGGCCCGTTTGCCGACTGGTGCATTGAGGTGGGCCGCCCCGACGACCTCGGACTGCTGCTGCGCTGCTGCCCGTCGGCATTGTCGAAGAAGAATATGCTGGCGTTCTGGGACGGATTCGGCGAAATTTTCGGGATGCCCATCCGCATTGCACGAACCACCAGCACCGATGAGAAGGAACGCTCGAAACTCGACACAATGCTCTCGAAAATGGGCGCAGCCTTCTACGGTGTTTTCCCCGAGGGCACCGAAATTGAGATTAAGGAGAGCACACGCGGCGACGCCTACAATGTCTATGACCGCCGCATCGACCGCTCCAACAGCGAGATGAGCAAAGGCCTGCTCAACCAGACAATGACCATCGACAGCGGCTCGAGCCTGTCGCAGAGCGAGGTTCACCTTGAGGTGTTCGAAAACGTGGTTGAGCAGGACCGCAAGATGCTGCGCAACGTGGTGAACAACCGCCTGCTGCCGTTTATGGCGCGGCACGGCTTCCCCGTGGAGGGGCTCTCGTTTGAGTGGGACAACACCGTTGAGTACACACCCGAGCAGACGCGCCAAGTGGAACAGATGCTCATTCAGGGCGGCTACGAAATCAGCCCCGACTATTTCCGCGACAAATACAACATTGATGTCACGGGCAGGCGGCAGCCGGCCGAACTGAAAGACGACAGTTTTTTCGCCTGAAGGCGCGAAACGCCGCCCAAGCATATAACGCGTTTCACCTGGCACTGAACAAGCTGTATGGCCATCTGCCCGACGGCAAGGAAATGACGCTGGCCGACGGCGACCTCACCGACGACGAGTTTTTCAACTCGCTGTCAGAGGCCATACAGAAGGCTTTCGACAAGGCCGCCGCGCACATTCACAAGCAACACGGCTACAAGCCCGAAATGCTGACCGACGCACCCGTGGCCGACCTCATTGGCGCCACCGCCAGCGCCTATCAGGAACCGCTGCGCCAAATCGGACTCAAACGCGAGGTTCCGCCAGAACTGACGGCCGCGCTGGAGCAGAACACCTTCGTGTTCAGCGGATTCAAAACCCACCACGAACTCACCGAGGCCAGTGCGCTGCTGAAGGATGCCAACGGTGGTTTCAAGCCGTTTAACCAGTTCCTGAACGACGTTCAAACGCTCAACGAGACCTACAACCGCAACTATCTGCGGGCCGAGTACAACTTTGCCACCGCCAGCACCAAAATGGCCGTGAAGTGGAAGGACTGGGAGGCCGATGGCGACGACTACAATCTGCAATACCGCACCGCCGCCGATGACCGTGTGCGCGAGGAACACGCCGCCCTCAATGGTGTCACCCTGCCGCCATCTGACAAGTTCTGGAACAACTATCTGCCGCCCAACGGCTGGAACTGCCGCTGCACCGCCGTGCAGGTTCTGAAAGACAAGTACCCCGAGAGCGATTCGGACAAGGCCTGTGCAGCCGCCGATGGCATTGCCGACACGCCCAAAAAGCAGATTTTCAAATTCAATCCTGGCAAGCAGATGAAGGTGTTCCCGCCAAAGCACCCATACCTGCCGAAGGGTTGCGGCGACTGCAACCGCACGTTGCTGGCTTATAATGCTAATAGTGAGCAGTGCAGAGCGTGCAAGGCGATAGCCAAGTGTCTGAATAAGTTTGGCGACAAAGAGACAGTCAAACAGCGCCGCAATGAAATCCGCAAGGCTGCAAAACACTTTATTGATAAAGATTTTGAAAATAAAGACTTTGAGCGCAGAACAACAATATCTGGTGTTAGTCTAAAGGAAATGTTGAATCAGCCGCACAAACATTATAATGAAAAAAACGAGGCTATTCTGCATTTGGATTCGCTTTACAAAAACGCAACGTATTTAGGGGAGCTCACCAAAAAGTCTGATGTTAATTACGATTCTTATCTGTTTGAAACTGAAATAGCAGGGGAAAAAAGTTGGATTGTGGTCAAACAGAATTTCAATGTTAGACACTGTGTAATATATTCAATTTCAGACAGCGAAGAACTTGTTAATTTTTTAAAAAAGAAAGACACCTAAAAATCTTCGCTCGAAACTACAGTCCGAGTCTGACTTTCAAGTGTCCACTGCAAATATATAAAACTTTTTAATATCAAAACACTATGAAACACTTATTTGCTAAAACTGGTTTTAGCCATTGCCGCCGCAGTAGTTTTGTCGGCCTGCGATGACTATTATGGCGTAGTTACAAAAAAGGAATATACGCCAGGTTACGACAAAATTGTTCCGGTTATGGCTGGAAAAATGATTATGCCACGAAAGGTGCACCACTCTGCTCGCTGGCAAATTTGGGTTGATAAACGGCCAGTTATCGTTACCCAATCAGTATACAATAGTCTCAACATTGGCGATTCTGTATTGTGCACGTGGAACGGGCAGGTTTCTCGAATTGTAGATTACTGAATATCATATCGTCTCTTTTCATCATACAAAACTTTTTAATATCAAAACACTATGGAACCGCAAGTAATACACAAAGGAACATTCGTCAACAAAAGGTTTAATGTTAACAGTGTTGAAGAGTTTAATTCGGAACTGGCAGAATTAGGCATTAATGATAATTCGGTGGTTGCCATTTGCGGCGAGATTTGGGCTATCAACCGCGAGCCTGTCAGAAGCATAACAGACAGCAACAATGACAGGTCGTTATATGCAGTTGTCTTGCGGCCAGTAAGACAACCCCGAAAACAAAACTCAAGAAGGCGACCGCTACTGAAACTCTGTAGAAGAAACGCATTAATCCTACACACAATTGCAACCATTTGCCGCCTTTTCCCTGTACGGTTTTGGCTGCAACCTTCACCGCATATTTGTAGCGAAGCGCAGCAAGACGGCTTGCGC